CACCAAGGTTTAAAGACTTTAGAACAGTTGCATTAGCATAATGATACCAGTTGAAGGTCATAAAAACCTTTTTAGAGATGAGAAATCTGGGGCTATTATAAACACTGATAGCCTTGGTTATTCTCAATATAAAAGATTGAAGGATAAGAAATTATCTCAAAAGGAAGAGTTGGATAGAATGAAATCCGACATAGAAGAAATTAAAAATTTGTTAAAACAGATAGTCCCTAAATAACGGGATTGAATGAAGTATAAATATATCTTAGATCCTGAATTGTTTTTTATATGGCAGTTTACGTTAGTAATTTAACTGTTGATACTGGGAGTACCTTTTCTCAGATCTTTAATTTAGAAACCGCCTCTACTAATTCTGCCACTGATTTAAGTGGTTATAGCATTGCTGCTCAAATGCGGAAACATGCTGGTGCCACATCTGGTACCAATTTTACTGCAACCATTACCAATGCCTCAGAAGGTACTATAAGAGTTGGTCTTACCACTAGTCAAACTACTGGTCTAAAGGCAGGTCGCTACATGTACGACGTTTTAATAACAGATAATGTAGGTGAGGTTACTAGGGTAGTTGAAGGGTCTGTTCTCGTTAGAGAAGGGGTAACTAGATAATGGCTGATATAAAGGTAAAAGTAGGTCAACAAGATGCCATAAAGGTTGTTTCCTCATTAGCAGGAAATGCTTCTGGTACTTTGTCTGGTCTAAATGATGTGAATGTTAATAACCCGCAAAACGGAATGGTACTAGTTTATAACAGTACTACACAAAAATGGGATGCTACATTGGAATTAACACCAGGTGCAACACAGAATTTAGACATCAATGGAGGTAGCTTCTAGCAATGGCAAGTATTATAAGGATAAGAAGATCGACAGGAACAGCTGCTCCTTCTAGTCTTAATTTCGGTGAATTAGGTCTTACTGTTGGAGTAGGAACTCATGGTAATAAAGGTGGAAGAGTATTTGCAGGTGATAACTCAAATAATCCACAGGTAGTTGGTGGTAGATATTATACAGATCTTTTAAGTATTGAAGCAGGTAAAGTAGCAAGTCAGGCAAACCCTACAACTGCTGCTAATGGATTTGTTCCAGTACTTGATGCTGCTCGTAAAGTAGATGAGTGGAATGTAGATAATTTAAGGTTAGATGCTAATACACTTTCAACACAGAATACTGATGGGGATCTTTATCTAGATCCAAATGGTACTGGTGAAGTAATCATACCTGATGATACCAAATTAACTTTTGGTGATAGTAAGGATGCGAAAATTGAGTATGATGAAAATGGAACCGATCAAGTTACTGTTACAGGTGCTGATTGGAGATGGAATATTACTACAGATTCAGCAACTAAAGATACTGGTGCTGCTATCTTTGAGGGTGGTGTAGGTATAGAGAAGAGTTTAAATGTTGGTGGCAACTTTACAGTTGCTGGTGTATCAACATTTACTGGAATAAGTACATTTACAGGTGATCTTTATGTTGGTGGAGATCTCCACGTTGGTGATGATATAGTATTTGATGAGATGACTGCCAGAAACATAAAGGTTACTGGTATTTCTACTTTTGAAGGAGATATATGGCAAACTGGTGGCACATTAACTTCTGTTAATGGAGCAATGCTTGGTGGTGTTGGAATTAGTTCTAATATCATTTCAACAAAATCTGGTGGTGGAGCAATACTTTATATTGACCCATATCCCGATGGTTTAAGTAATGAAGGTACAGTCGTTGTTAAAGGTGACTTACAAGTAGATGGTACAACTACTACAGTTAATTCTAGTGTTGTATCAGTTAACGATCCTATTTTTGTTATTGGTGATGTAACCAGTAAGAGAACTGTAATGACTACAGTTGGATCTGGAACAACAACAGTTGTATTAGATTCTGTTGTTGGTATTAATACAGGTGATGTAGTTACAGGAAGTTCAAGTATTCCAAATAATACTTCAGTTCATTCTTATATACCTCCTCATAGTGGTACTGGTATTGGTACTATCTTTATTAGTAATAACACTACTGGTGGTATTGCAACAACAACCCAATTAACACTTACTGCTGCATACGATACCCAGACTGATCGTGGTATTGCTTTTGATTATAATACCAGTTCTGGTACAGGAAATAATAAGAAAGGATTCTTTGGATATTCTGATGCTGGTGGTGACGGTAGTAATGCTCCTGAAAGAGCATTTACTTATGTTCCTGATGCAACAATCACTGGTAATGTAATCAGTGGTACAAGAGGTGCATTAGACATCAAGGATATATACTTCCAGACGGGCGATTTTGACGCTACTGGTAATGGTATAGTTTACTTTGATACTACTGGTAAAATGGTTGGTGCTGCTGCAACAACTTCTGGTATAAGTACTTCAAATTATGTTTTAACTACAAATGCCGCTGGCATACCAAAATGGACTGATACACTTGATGGGGGAACCTTCTAACAAATTATGACAAATCCTACTAATGATGTTGATGTGAATGCTTTGATTAAAATTTATAATCAAAAAATTGCAACATTGACAAACCAAAATATACTTTTGGAAGCAAAATTGCAAACAATTGTACAGGATGATTTAGATGAAAAAAATGAATTATTAGCATCAAATCGTGAATTACAAGAAAAGTATGACAACCTATTAGCAGATATAGAAGAAGATGGCGAAACCAGCAAGTAGACAAAACCTTATTGATTATTGTTTAAGGAAGCTGGGTGCTCCTGTCTTGGAAATCAATGTTGATGATGATCAGATAGATGATCTAGTTGATGATGCAATACAACTTTTCAATGAACGTCATTTTGATGGTGTTGAAAGGATGTTTCTTAAGTATAAGATAACTCAGGATGATATTAATAGGGGAGCAGCAAAAGATACCACTGGTGTTGGTATTGTAACTACTACTGCAACTTCTACTAATATTACTGGTTATGGAACTACATCCAATAATTGGTATGAAACTTCTAATTTTATACAAGTTCCAGATTCTGTCGTTGGTATAGAAAAGATATTTAGATTTGATACTAGTACAATTTCAGGCGGAATGTTTAGTATCAAATATCAGTTATTTTTGAATGACTTATATCAGTTTAATTCTGTTGAGTTATTGCAATATGCAATGACAAAAACTTATCTAGAAGATATAGATTTTCTACTTACAACAGATAAGCAGGTAAGATTTAATAAGAGGCAAGATAGATTATATTTGGATATAGATTGGGGTCAACAATCAGCTGATAATTGGTTAATTCTTGATTGTTATAGGGCATTAGACCCAAATTCGTTTACTCAGGTCTATAATGATATTTTCTTAAAGCAATATTTAACATCATTAATTAAACGTCAATGGGGACAAAATCTAATTAAATTTAGAGGTACTAAGTTGCCTGGTGGTATTGAGTTAAATGGTCGAGAGATATATGATGATGCTGAAAAGGAATTGGAAGCACTTAAGGAGAAAATGCTCCTTGAATATGAGTTACCACCATTTGATGCTATTGGTTAATCTAATATGGCACTAAATCCCTTTTTTCTCCAAGGTTCACAGGGTGAACAACGACTTGTTCAGGATTTGATCAATGAACAGTTAAAGATTTATGGTGTAGAAGTAACTTATATACCAAGAAAATTTGTAAGAAAACAAACTGTTATTAAAGAAGTTCAATCATCATTATTTGATGATAACTTTTTATTGGAAGCATATGTAAACACATATGAGGGGTATTCTGGTCAAGGTGATATAATGACCAAATTTGGTGTTAGTTTAAAAGATGAATTAACAGTAACTATATCCAAAGAAAGATTTGAGGATTTCATAGGACCATTTTTAAGTGCAGAAGATGAATATGAATTAGCATCAAGACCTCGTGAAGGGGATCTTGTTTATTTCCCATTAGGTCAGAGATTATTTGAAGTAAAATTTGTAGAGCACGAACAACCTTTCTATCAGTTAGGTAAGAATTATGTTTATGAACTAAAATGTGAACTCTTCGAATATGAGGATGAGGTTATTGATACTGATATTGAAGCAATTGATACTCAGGTTCAAGATCTTGGTTATATTAGTACTTTGAATCTAAT